AATAAAGTCTGATGTTTGTGCAATCGTGGCTTGTCCACGATCTATCTGTCTTCCTGTTGCAGTAAACCCAGAGGTTTGAGCTATAACCGCAGATCCTAATTTAACAACCTCGGCTGTTGCGTCAAAGCCAGAGGTTTGCGCTATTGTCGCTGCCCCTGGTTTAACCAGTAAAGCCGATGATGTAAATCCAGAAGTCTGCGCTGATATTGCAGACACATGAAATGTTAAGCCTGCTACTGCGTCAAAGTCTGATGTTTGTGCAATTGTTGCGGATGCAACTTGATACTGCGGAGTGCCGTAAGCGGCAACCCCGTAGTTATATGCTCCATAGCCTACTGAGGCCATGGTATTAAGCTAATGTGATGTCTAAGTCGCCAGCGTCAAATCTGAATACATCACCGCTTGAAACTGTTTTAGAAGCAGTTAAAGCAGCCCAAGCTAGTAGGTTTCCACTAGATGATGCGTCAAAAACTCCAACATGAGTCACAGTTCCCCATGAGCCAGTTGCAGTTATAAATTCTACTGCTGCTCCATTGGTTGCTTCTGTAGGTGAAGTTCCAGATACAGTCATAGCTGGCATACTTTTTCTAGCGTAAGATCCGCCAGAAACTTCAGTGCCGCCACCTGAATCAGATGGTGCTGCTGTATATAAACCAACATACAATGTTCCTGGTGCTGTGTAAGCAGTTCCACCAAATACATGGTCAAGTACCTTGTCTTCTAAATAATCACTAAATCCAGCCATTTCTTATACTCCTAGCTATTACCAAAGTAATAAATGTTTTTTCTTTGTTTGCCGTATGTTCTTCTTCTTTGCATTAAAGAACCTTTTGCAAACTCTGCTTTTTCTTGCTCTAGTCTCATTTCTTCCAAAGCTTTCTCGAACTGTGCTGTAAATAATGGCACTCGTTCATCTTCCATTAAATAGATTGAAGCGTGTTTGAGTGATCCGTAAAGGTAAGCATCTGGATATCCTGTGGATAAAAAGTTGCTAGTATTAGAATCGCTTAACGCGTCAATCTTTCCGTAGTAGGTTAATTGTACTGTATAACTTCCGTCTGGGGTAGGTGCAAATTCAATTGAATCGTCAACCAAAGCAAAGTAAATCGGTTGCCCTGTTACGTTGTCATTAGACTTTCTGTAGACATCCAAGGACTCAATAGATTGCTGGAATAGTGGCGAAAAATTACCACTGTCGATTTGAATGTTGATAGCTTCTAACCAATCAGTTGGCACTGCAAGATATTGAGAATCTAAGGTTGCGGTTGCACGTTTAATCATGCCCTTGACTCTTAGTCTTCGGTTAAATTCTGCTTCTGTGCTATCGATGAATGTGTCAATCACGTCTGTTAAATCTGAACGATTTAGATAACTTGCGATGTTAGATTTTAATTCTGCGTATGTCATAGTTTACCTTGCCATGTTCTAAAAACTTTATTTTCTGAATGATTCAACCATTTTCTCCATTGGGCCATGTCGTTAGCCCATCCTTCTCTGCAAGCCTTTTGATAAACAACCATAGGGACTTCCGCAACATGGCGAATGTCTTTGCCTGGCGTTACATTTTCTGCAAGAGCTTTGCAATGCTCTATGACAGGTTGAACGTCTTGAGTTGTGTGGAAGATATCTTTATTGTCTTCGGTAATAAACTCGTTGGTTATACCAGTCTTATGATCGATAACAGTTCTTTTAGTCATTGGCAAATTTTAACACAAAAAAAAGGGATGCCGAAACATCCCTTTAAGGTTATTAACCGAGAACTTAACTTACGTTAAGGTCAGCAACGATACCATGAGCGGCTTCGTTGGATACTTCTAATCCATACTCAACAACGATCATTTTAGTCATTGCATCGCCTATTGTAGCAATGTCAACTGTTTTGAAATCACGCAAGTAAGATACTTTTGCGTACTCTGGATCAACCAACAGTAAAGATTCTTCTCTTGATCTGTTTGATGGAACTATTTTTAGCTCACCAAAGTCAGAAGAGTAGATAGATACTGATGCTTCAACAGTGTTTGCATCGATCATTTGTCTTGCTTGAGTTCTACCTGTGAAACCAGAGATAACTTGTTTGTTATGTGGGCCACAAATTGCCAATGATGGTTCACCACCATTTCCAAAAGAAAGTTGTAGAACATCTTTCAACAAGTCTTCTGTTAGATCTCTAAGAGTTCCGTCAGTTGGAGCAGCTCCACCACCTGTAGAAGCACCACCAGCACCTCTTGAGTCGTTAGATGTGATCCATGATTCAAAACCACCTGTTACACGAGCAGTTGNNGCATCNCCAGTTGTTTTNNCNCCATTTTGACAAAGAGCTTCTTCCATATCTCTCTTNAGAGCTTTAGACATGATAGCTAGTTGNTGAGCCATTTCTGATCTCTTACCAGCAGGGTCTGAAGACTCTTGTGAGCCTGATACAGTTGCATCTCTTTTNGANATCATNGCAACNTTGCTNACACGAGTNGTNNCAACAGNNGCTGATCTTGAAAGTTCNAAACCTTCTAGTTCACCTGTAGNNACTGGNGTTGCNAATACTTCTGTTTGCCAATCGAAGACAACATTCTTAATACTTCTTTTTCCAATTGAAGACATAAACGGAGTTTGCATTGGAGAGATGTTGTAAATGATATTACTTAAATCTTCTCTGTCTGAAGTCGCGCTGTATGTATCAAATGCGTTTGTTACTTTAGCCATTATATTTTCCTATAAATTATTTTAAAAATTGTTCAAAAACTTTAGCAGCATCCTGGACTTTTCCAGTTTTTGCTAAAACCTGTTTTGCTCTTTTCGCTGGTGCTATCGATTTCTTTCTACTGGTCGATCCAGGTCGTGCCACTCTTGCGGGTGCTTTCTGTGTTGGTTTCTTCTTCGTGGCTTCAACTGTTTTAGAGTTTAACCAAGCGTTTCTTAAACCAAGCAAAGCACGATAGTCATAAATTGCATCCATCTCTTGAACTGAATAGCCCAAAACATTAATACCATAGTCACGAATTGCTGATTTCTCTTTCGAGGCAATCTCTGCATTTTTCCATTCTGGTATGATTTCAAGAATCCTTTGCTGCCCATCTTGCACGACTTGTGCAATTTGTTGTTGCTGTTGAGCGTAGGCTTCTTGTTGAAGTCTTTGCTGTTCAGCACTAACGGCAGTTAGTTTTTCTTTCTTTTCATCCCAGACTTGTTTTTCGCGTACATATGCTATCGGATCATCATTGTATAAACTATCCCAATCTGGTTCGTTTACCAATTCGCCCTTTAACTGGGCTTCCATCTTCGGTAACAACTGTGCGTAAATCGCATCTCTTTGCTGAAGCTCTTGGGCTTGTTGCTCAATCGTTTTTCTTTGATTGGCAAGTTCCTGCGTCTTCCGCGTGTAATCTTGTTGGCGTGAATAACCATTAAGGAGTTCGTCCTGCGTGACCTCTATCTCATCGCCATCAACTGTGACTTTGTAGACGGGTTGCTCTTCTAACTCTTCAACTTCCGTTTCTTCTTCACCATCATCTTCTTCGTCATCGTATTCGAGTTCTTCCTCATCGACAAGCTCTTCGTCTTGCTCTTCAAAGTCTTCAACTTCTGGTTCGACTGACTCTTCAACTTCCTCTATGACTGCTTCTTCTTGCGTGTCCTCTTCAGGGGCTAAGAAACTTTCAAACGCTGCGGTAGTTAATTGACTCATCCGTTTGTAAAGCAGTCGGTTTTCCGTTATTGCTCATATAAATACTCCTATTTTGTATTTAGGGATATTTTAAACCAATAATGTAGAAAAGGGAAAGTTTTAGGCTATGTTGCGAATCTTGTTGATATTGGCTTTTGTGAGTTTTCCTTTCTCAGCCATGATGCGTAGGTGTCTTTCTACTTCAGGAAGAAGTAATAAGGATCTGTGGAAGTCTTCTCTAACCGCAACATCATCGATGCCGCGAGAGTTTAACCAATGGAAAATGTATTCGTTTTTAAGGTTTTCAATAGCTTCTTTAAAAACTGGTGAAGTTAAAATTCTTTCAGCTTCTGCTGCGTTGACTACTTCTTCGTGTGTTACTGACATTATACTAAACTAAATAGTCCTGGTTGTTGTTGTCTTCTTGGGCTACCAGTTCTGATTGGAGCAATGATATCTTCAACTCTTGGTTGAGTATATGCTGGCGGGACTGGCATTGGCGGTGGTATGTATACTTGAGCCGCTGGTGGCACTGGAATGTTTGGCAACCCAGTAAAATTCATTGGTATGTTTGGTATGTTAATTGCTGCAACTGCTTCTGGGCCAATAGCATTAGAGCCACTTGTTGGATCTTGTACTGGTGATATTCCATTTGGTCTTGGTGTTGCACCAACAATATATGGAGTGCTTGGTACTTGAGGTAACCCAGTAAAATTCATTGGCTGTTGAATTGGAAGGTTAGGCATTACTGGTGCTTGTTGCACAATTGGCGCGGGTGTAGGTGCTGCTACTGGTGCTGGTGCTTGATACACAGGTGCTTGAGGCATAGCTGGTGCTACTACTGGAGCAGGAGTTGGTTCAGCTAATAAAGATGGAACTTCTGCTTGACCAGGTAAGTCAAAAAAATCACTAACAATAAATGGATCTCTTGGCTCTGGGAAATAATCTATGCCAGGTCTTCCTGGGCTTTGTGGTAAATCTATATTACTTAAATCTATTTCTGCTAGTTTCTCAGGATCAACTCCTTCTAAAATAGCCTCAACATCCAAATCAAATTTAGACGGAACAAAGAAATTACCATCTTGACTAAGCTCTGGTGCAAAACTTGTATCTGCTGCTATGTCTTGAAATGGAACATCTGTTGGCAATACAAGGTTAGGTATAAATTGTAAGTAATTTTGAATTAGGTCGTTAGGAATTAGATCAGCAATTGTTGTACCTGGAGGGGCATACGGCATTTGATTTGGTATGGTTGCAACCTGACCAGTTGTCGGTGCTATAGGCATAACAGGGGCTTGGCCTGTTGAAATCATATCTAAATCTTTTTGTGTATAACCACCTGGTTGGTCTGGAGAATAACTAACACCTGGCGCAATGACTTGCGACATTGGCATACCACCAGCTATCTGTTGTGCGTATTGTTGACCAGTTGAGACTTGACCGCCACCCGCTCTAACTGTTTCACCTGGTATTCCTATTGCCATATTATTAATTCGTAATTAGTTTATCTATTTTAGCATCAAGTTTATCTATTTTATCCATTAATCTTGAATACTCCAAATTATGATTATGCCTTGTCATATAATCTTTTGCTAATTCTTCACGAGTTTTATTAACCAAGATATCAATCCTTTTGGATTCATTTTCATTTTTTCTGATGGAATAAAAGAGTGGTGCGATCACCAATGTTACAAAGATATTCCAAACAACATAAAATGAAAGTTCCATTAGAAATCAATAGCTCCAGATATGAGGCCTTGGACTATCATTTGTAGCCTTTGCGATATCGAGGTGTATAAATCTTCCATTGCCTTTTTGGTTAACTCCTAATCCTGTGAACCCGTAACCTTCGGCTGCGGACACTATTTGTAATGCTTGTTTGTGACTACAGGCTATATCGACTGCAATCCCTAAATTGTGAGTGCCTGGTTTACTTTTCTTTTTTTCTATTGGATGTTCTGAACATCTATAACCAGAAGAAATAATAAATGGAAAACCCATGTCTTCTCTAAGCAATTGTAACTTATCTATAAGCTCATGTTCAATCTCATTTTTACCACAATGTTTGCAATTAAACTCTTCTAACTTAAAATTTTTCCAATTACTCATTTTCTATCTTTGTTGCTTGATCCAAAATAAAAAGATATAACTGCTGAAGCTATACCTGATAGGTAGCCAAGAATTAACATAACAATATCATCTGAAGCATCATCTATTGGGTATGCGGTAATCATAAATATATAACTAATAAAACCAACAACAGTTAATGATCCTAAAAATTTAGGAGTCCAATCACCACTAAACTTTTCTCTAGCGTGTTGAGTGTCTTGAGTTTCAAGAGAATAAATATCTATTTCAAATTCTTTCATTTGCAATTGAAAATCTTTCTCAGCTTTTTTTAATTCCATCATTTGTTCGGCTGTTAAATTATTAATAGCTTTTTCTATTTCTACAGGAGAGTTTTTAACACCCAATACTTGAGATAGTATTTGACCAGCTTGTCCGCCTAGTGGCCCACCTATCGCTGCACCCAGTGTTGGAGCAAGACTACTAACTATGTTTTTTATTTTGTTCAGTTTCATTTTTCTTTTTTAATTCTCTTTCATTCATGAGTAATTGTAGTTCGTGCCAACGATACATTTGTTTATTGACATCATCCCAAAACCATCCTTTGTAATCCCAGACTTCATTGCTCATCGTTTTTTCTATGTAGTGCTATAAAATACTCTGCATCCACTAACGCTAGTGGTTTGCTTTTATTTCTCTTTATTATAACCAAAGGCTCGTAATCTTTACAGTTTGTTTGACATTGCTCCATGGCTTTCCACACATTAACTGCTTCTTGGTTTTTGCACTCGATAGAGTAAGGGAATTGTTTTCGGGATTGAACACCCATAATGACATCTTCACCAGAAGATCCCATAGGTCTTGATTCTAAATCTTCAGGATCAAAACCAAGTAAAGCAACGAGTTTATCAACGACCCATTGCTGGAGTTTACGACCCTTGGCTTTAGCCGAGGATGTTTTCACTTACTTCTTTTTGTAAGAGACTTTTTTACCGCTTTTCTTAGCGGCAGCTTTGGCTTTTTTCATTCCAGCTTTTGTATAGCTGTATTCTTTCTTTCCTACTTTTGGCATAGTTATTTCCTTTTTTTTGCAGTCTTAGCTGCTTGTTTAAATGCGCTTGCTTTTGGCGCACCTTTAGTTCCAGGCTTTCTCATTTTTTCATTTGACCCAGCCTTGATCCTTTTGCGTTTAGCTTGAATGTTTGCGTATAGTCCTTTTGGCATAATTTACCTCTTTACCATTTTACTTTATCAGCCCAGTAAGCGGCTGACAGTTTACCTTTTGCAATGTTTTTAGCGTGTCTTGCTTTAAAGGATTTCTTTCTAGCTTTGTCTTTATCGCTCTTAGGATTTTTACCAGCACCGCTAACGCCTTGTTGACCAAAGCGTATGAGCTTAATGGTTTCTCCAACTTTAGCTAGAACTGCGTGTGATTTTGTTTTGTGACCAGGGGTACGTTTAGGTTTGTTAAAACCGCTAAACCTTTCTCCTCTGTAAGTAATTGCCATTAGTGAATAATATTTTCTTCTATAAATAAAACTTCTGAATGTTCGGTAACTTCACCGCCAGAGATTAAACCAAGAATGTATAAAGCGTGATTCTGATCCCTTGCTCTTATATCCTTGCCTTCATAAACCATGTCATCGACTAAAACTTCGAGGTTATAGATTTTGTGGGACATTGTTTGTAAATAGTCCTTGAGCTTGGTCTTTTGCATTTTGCCTTATGTTTTCTCTGTCTCTTTCCATAATAGCATTGATTTCTGCGATGTTAACCTGTGAGCCATACTTAGCTGCAAGTTCTGCTGCTTTAAGTCTGATCTCAGCTTCTTTGATATCACGATCTCTGTCATCTTCCATGATAATCTTCATTCTATCTGTCTCAGCATCAATGATAGCTTTCTGCCCTAGGTTCTGAGCTTTCATAGCTTCAGCTTGCGCTAGGATTTCAGCAGGATCAGGTTTCTGTGATTCAGGTGATGGTGGAGGCGTTGGCTGTACTTCAGTATTAATAAACGATTGCGCGTCTTTAAAGCCAGCGATCTCGATCATGCGCGTGAGCGTGTTGGAGTATTGCTGTAAAGATACCAATGGATTATTTGGCCCCATGGTTTGCATAATTTGTTCTTGCTTACCAGCGAGCTGTGAGAGGATAGCAAACTTCTCTTCGTCTGAAGATTTAGAGATAGCCACGTTCACAATCATGTCTTTGTCGTTGTTCCAGTATCTAGGGTCAACAGGAATAAACTTACCTTCTAACCTAAAGACATCTTGAGCATTTTGATGCTTGATGATGAGGTTGTTGGTTACTCTAAAGATTTGTTTAAGTCCGCCTTCTGCGAAGTGTCTACAAATCAATTCAATTCGGCCTTGCGCCCCAGACATGGTTGCGGATACAGCTGCACTTGTGCTTGATTGCAAAGCGTCTGCATTTAAGCCTGCAGAGGCTTTGGACACACCTGTTCTATTTTCTTTTGCATCATCAAGGTATCCAAGAACAGGAAACGCTTCTTTACCAGCAAAGGGTACTGTAAAGGGCTGAACCATTCCAGGGGCGCGAACTCGAATAGGCTGTCCAATATCAGTATTGAGTACATCGTCAATATTGACTTGACCTTCAACAACAGCCATCCGAGGAAAGATTGAGTGACCTAAAGAATCAAGGGTGTCTCGCATAATTTGAGACTTAGCCGCTTGAATAGGCTTCAGGTAATCCGCAGGGCATGAGCCGATTGCGGTGTGCGGTTCGGGGTCAGGACAGAACATGGCAATTGGAAGATCATCCCATTGCTCAACATTCAGTACATGAACACCATCACCCACTGTACAAACTCTAATCCTTTCATCGATGCCGTCATCGTCAAAGTCATAAAATAAATAATGCTCGACATACAGCACATCTTTTGCGCCTGAGTCGTTTCGATCTGGATAAACCATATTGTCAAATGGATTTCTAGCTACCACTTCTTCATAGCTTTCTGGATCAATCGCGCTGCTTGTTTGTGTTGCGTGTTCTTCTATCTCTTCTTCATCGTAACCCATGGCTACCAAGTCAGAGACAGACTTAATCATTCTGTGCGCCACATAAGACGCAGTTTCTAGGTCGCGTGCGTTGCGTGAGATCAACACCTCTTCTGGTGGTACGCTCTCAATGCACACTTGATCTTTAGATTTAATTCTTCGAATTGTGAGGTCGTAGGTCGCTGGAATTTCTTGTGTAAATTGTTCACCAGTCATAGGATCAATCTGTGTGATGGTTTCCATGGTGACAGTTTCTTTAACTATCTCTACGTTCGGATCAAGCGTTAATGCCTGATACGATTGTGGATCTAAGCCTGTAAATTCGTGTGTGGTCGCTGAGATAGAATCATCCCAGAAGACTTTAACAAAACCAGTTTTTCTAACCAACGCATCTTTAAACGCACTGTATAAAACTTGGAAACCTTGATTCTTTTCTTGGATGATGTAGTTGACGTAGTTGGTTTGTTGCTCTGCGATAGCAATGTCTTCAGGGCCGTGCGGTACGAATTCAACGATCTTTTTAGTACCAAAGAAGGTACGCATGATAGATGGCAACATAAAAAGTACGCTATCCCGTACGTCTGTTGAGACGTATTCAGATTGCATGGAGCTAGTGCCTTCAGGCGCGTTACCAAGATAGTATTCTGTAGATTCAGCGCGTTCTGCGCCCACTTGATGAATGAAATCTTTAGCGTCATCCATCTCGGATTTAATAACCCCAGCAAGATGTTCCATGTCTATTTCTTCATCGACCTCTACTTCCATCTTAGAAGATTCGATCTCTTCTTGCTCAAGTATGTCTTCTATTTTGTCTTCGTAATCTTTTGCCATGTACAATTATCCCACTCGAATTATTCGAGACTTTAAAGGTTTTTTGAAATTATAACCGAAATAACTCTCGCTTCCACTAAAACTTGCGGCACTACTCGCCATGGTCAGTGCCAAAGCGTCTGCCTTATCGGGCGATTTGATACCCCTTTTCCTCATTTCATCCTTGCTCTCTATCTTTATCTTTCCAGTGGAGGTATATTTATATAACGGCGCAGCCAATTCCGAGGCAAGCTCATCATCTATAGGAAGTCGGCAATCTCGCTGCGCCAGCCAATCTTTAATCGCAAACCATAATTCAGCACGCAAGTTCAAATAGTTCTTTTTCGTGCTAGAAGATTCAGACACGTTCACCCCGCGCACTGGGAGATTTTGCTCGCGCAGTCTATCGACCACGCCCGCGCCAATACCAATGACATCGACCAATATTTCTTGCGGGCGCTCTAGCGCGGTAGCCTCATCGTAGCGGTTCTTAACTACCCCGCACAGTTGCATCAAGTCCATCGAGGCAAATGATTTAATCTCAAGCACAGTGTTGCCCTGGCGCACGCACAGCGCGCTGTTGTCCCCGCCGAAGCGCGCGACATCTAAACCCCAAATGATTGGCTCGGAGGCGGTGAGCGAGACATCTCTGTCTACCGCCGCGCGGATNAAGTCCATCGGTATNACAGTGTCATCGTCCGAGCTTGGAAATTCGCCCATGACTTCCACGCGCGCGACAGTGGAATCTTCGCCGTACTGCTCGATCATCGATTGGAAGAGTTTTTGGTCAGTGCCTTCGACAGTGCGCGAGTCTATTTGTAGGTTTTGCCAGAATTTCTTTTTCGCGTGGAAAGAGTCGTAGAACGGGCCTGTGTTTCGGCGCGGGTTGGAGAAGGTAAACCAGTATCTATTTTGCGTGGGTTCGGTAAAGAACCCCTCGGAGACGCTGTAGATGGGCGCGGGAATACCTGATGCCTCATCCATGATTAAACACACTCCGTAGGAGCTGTGGATACCTGCAAATGCGTCTGGATTCTCCTCGCTCCACAGCTGCGCCTGCGCGTAGTAGTAACCAGTATCAATCTTGAGGTCGCGCTCTAGCGCTTCCTGAAACCAAGGTGCTGGTTTAATGGTTGTAGCGGTTTTATGAAACCAATGAGAGTTAATAGATAGCGTCATCCACTTACCAAGTTCAGCCCAGGTTCTTGATCTAAGCTGTTGCTCGGTGTTAGCGGTTACTATGATGGTAGCGCCCAGTCTTGTGGATAACATCCAAAGGATTAACCATGAGACTAACGCTGATTTACCAATACCACGACCTGAAGCTACAGCCATTCTAAACATCTCTGGTAGATCCTTAGTGCCATTGCGCGCGATATGTATGGTAATTTCCCTTAAAATTTTTTCCTGCCACTTGCGTGGGCCTTTAAAGTCTTCGAGGGGGGTATCTTTCATTCCCCAAGGGAAAGCGAACTTAACAAAGTTTAATGGATCGTCTTTTACGTTAAGCGACCATATCTCGGTCATTAACTGTTTCTCTTCTTTGGCTGAATATTTCATAAAAAAAATTTCAAAAAAAATTAAAAAAAATTACTGCAACAGTATATATATATGTACTACATACACCGCAATCAAAGGGGGGGGGTATTTTGATTAAGTGAGCGCGCGCACAAGCGCGGAGAGATTGCGCCAAGGCTTGCGCGCTCGAGCGTGTCAGATCAGCGAGGGGAGAAGAAAGCGACACGCCTAGCCCTTACCCTTAATATTTTCTAAACTCTTAACAGCGCGCGCGGTGGGAGCTTCAGCGCTGGCCTTCGCTCGCGGTAGATCAATTATGCGCGCTTGCGCGTCTTGGAGGATGTGCGCGAGGTTGAGAGTATGATTGACTTCTTGGCGCTCCGCCCATTTCTCGCGGTCAGCGCTTTTTAGGTAGAATTGGATGGCTTGAAATTCGCCATCTTCTATTTTGGCAGCGAGCGCGGTTGTAGCTCTTTTTAATCCTTTAGCCTTTCCCCTCTCCAATGCTTCCGTTAATTCCGAATTCTTTTTTTTTCTATGCTTGTCGAATGTATCCCAACCAACGCCGATAGATCTACAAATATCCATAATCCCAAGGTTTAAAGATGCAAGATGTTCCACTTGTTCATAATCAATATTGATTGGTTTCCTTCCTCTCCTTTTTGGTGTTTTTGTGGTCATATTTCCGAATAAATGCTATTTATTACCAATTAATTACAAATAAATTAATCTCCCTTTAACCCCTATCTTATCGCATTTGCTAGATATCACCTAAACCTGGATAAAACTTTTTTAACAAATATACTTGACATACTACCCATCTACCCCCATTATTACCTTATTAACTACTTATAGGAGAGTAAAAAATGAAAAACAGAGAGATAAAACTAACAGAGCAAGATAAAGCCGCTTTAAGAAAAGGCTTATCAATTAGAATTCAAGAAACTACAGAACAAGAATATAAGCAATTCTGTAAACTTGCTGATGAATATATGGGCGCGTATCACGCGGCTTTGTGGAGCGGCAAAAAATTACCAATGTAACAACCCCCCACGATCTAACGCCCCGTCTTTTCGGGGCTTTCGTGGTATTAACTAACTACTTTTAAGGAGAGTAAAAAATGGATTTTAAAAGAGAAGCAATAAAAGAATATTTTGATGATTTTATTAATGATCAAGATGTGGAATGGATAGAGGAGAACAAAGACGATCTTCATTATCACGCCTTTAATACTGATTATTACATCATAGGCACTTACCGAGCTAAACAATGGCTATGCGGTGCAGAGTTTGAGGTTATTCAGTTTGTCAAAGAGTATGAGCAAGATAACTTTGGCGAAGTATCAACAGATTTCAGCGACCCCGAAAAAATTGTAAAGATGTATGCCTACATCATAGGCGAAGAGATCGTATCTGATTACATTAATAAACTTGAAGAGGTGGCGTAATGGAATTATTACACGACAGAGAATTTAACTACTATGACATTGAGACTGATACTCTCGACATAGTGAATTATATAAAAACTGTAATGGCTAGGAACTTTATAGAGGAAATATATTCTTTATGCCTGGATTATCCCAAGCAATTTAACCAAGCATTAACCGAGATTGAATATTTATATTCTAAAAAGTTAAATGCTTTTGTTTATCCGCCTAAAGATTATATTCAATATAAGCAAGGGCAAGAATTATTAAGAGAGGTGACACAATGAAAGACTACCTATATAAACCAAAACCGCGCCCATGGACTGACCAGGCGCGGACAATTACCGAGAACATAATTATTATATTATTCTGTGCATCCTTGTTAACTCTTATATCGTGGGTGCTGTAATGAGCGTTACACAATACAACTTCAAAAAACCTAAGATCAACCGCCAAGAATTAGAACTCTTAAACTGGTTCTTAGCGCATACCAACGATAACCCGCTAATAAACCCCGAAGCCTTGGAGCTATTCAAGGCTAACGGATATAGCGCTATGAATTACCAAGACTTAGTCAATAAGATTAAAACCATATTAAAAACTTATAAAACCAAGGGGGGAATATGAAAGTTAAAGAATTAATTTTAATGTTAGAAAAATACAACGCTAATGCAGAGGTGTCTGTTAATTGTCCAAATACTAACGAAACTCGAGATATTTGGTATGTAAAACAAGATGATGACCCCGAGCACTCTAATAATTTTATAGATATTATTTTAACCAAGGGGGAACTATGAGCAACTTAATATTAAAAGAAAAAATAAAAGAGCGATCTAATCAAATAATAGAAATGCTTTTAATTGATTCAGAGAATGAATCTATAGAAGATTATTTGTTAGATTTGCAAGAAATTAAAAAGGCTAAAACCTTTAAAGAAATTTGTAATTTACAAAATAGAGATTACAAAGAGGAAATATTAAATCTTAAACAAGAACTAAAGGGGATAATATGAAAATTAACGATCTAACGCCTAAGCAATTCGCAAGGCGCGAAATAATTAAATACTTGCGCGATCTGTTCGACAATCCAGCAAAGTATATAACCAACTTCGAAAGCTACACACACAAACAGCAAGAGGAAATCTTGCGCTTTGTATCGCTGGATGAGGATAGGATAAATAAATTACTTAATAAACCAATGGAGAATGAAAAATGACTGAACACACGAACCAAGTAGAGCAACAGCGCGAACGCCTAAAGACTGAAGCGCTAGACAGCAAAGTCACCACGCTAGAAATACGCGCGGGGAGAATTCAGACATGGTATGAGAGCGGGCGCGTAGTTACCGAGTACCCAAGAGACAAGCGCAAGAAAACTATCACCGATCATAGAGGGATTAAATGATTGAGATTATTGGCTTTATTACTGGAATCGGTTTTTTAATATGGTTAATAGTTGCGCTCGCTTTGTACGCGGTGGCTAATCATTGGATGAATAAATAATTTGGGCGGGCTTACTAATTGTTAAAATTAAAAAGATTGATACCGCTAGAAAAAGCCCGCTTGTGCTTTACCAAAGAAAACAAGCACTAATTTTTAAAATAGGAGAGAAGATGGAAAATGAACTAAATACAATAATAGAAGAATTAGCTGACATTAGTTATACAGCGCTAGATATAAAAGAGGGCATCATTAGCGGTGAAGCTGATATATCCGAAATGTTGAGAAAGATAACCAAGGTTCACCAGGTTTTATCTAATACTCAAAATAAATTAATCCAATTAAGCAAATAGGGGGTAAATAATGAATTACGAATGGGATTTACCAGGAGTTTCTGAACTCGGATTAGAAATTTCCAATAATAATCGTGCCTATGAAAATTATAAACTATCAAGGCAAATGACAGAATATGAATGTTTAAACTGTTGGAAAAAGTTTGAGGTTCTCAACTCACATGTGCTAAAACTAATGGAAACAGATTTTTGTAGTCCTGATTGCAAAAAAGAATACAAAAATGGTTTTAGGGAGATACCGATTCTTGATGGCACTC